CAATACCAACATCAGGTAGCACCGTCGCAGCTAACACAGATTTCTATTTAGGCGATGTATCACAAAACATCGGTGCAGCATATCCAACATCAACCGCACCTTATACGGGATCATTAGCAGCAGCATTAACAGCAGGAACATTTGCAACCAACATTAAACCATCTACTAGAAAATTTGTTGTTCCAATGCAAGGAGGTTTTGATGGAGCTCGTCCTAATTTACCTAAATTTTCGGGAGCCAATATAACTAAAGCAAATACATTTGGATTTGATTGTAGTGGCGTAACGGCAACGGGTGCAGTAGCATATCGCAAAGCATTTACTTTGTTGAGCAATACTGATTATTATGATATGAATGTATTATTGACTCCAGGACTTATTGATAGTTTGCATGACACTGTTACGGCAGAAGCTCGTAATTTATGTCAAACGCGTCAAGATGTATTTTATGTAATGGATAGCAACTTGAAAGGCGATTCAATTTCAGCAGTTACCACACAAGTTAGAACCATTGATAACAATTATACAGCAACATATTGGCCATGGGTTAGCATCACAAATCCAACAGGAGCCGGACTTCTTTGGATTCCACCATCAGTAGTTATTGGAGGTGTATTATCAACAAATGACAGAATCCAAGCACCATGGTATGCACCAGCTGGTTTGAATCGTGGTGGTATTCCTGCAACAGGCACGGCTGTGAATTTAAGTCAAGCACAACGTGACACATTGTATGCAGCACGCGTTAATCCTATTGCATCCTTCCCTAACAATACCATCGTTGTATGGGGTCAAAAGACCTTACAAGCTCGTCCAAGTGCATTAGACCGAGTAAATGTGCGTCGTTTGCTTATTGAAGTTAAGAAGTTTATTGCATCATCAACTCGTTTCTTGGTATTTGATCAAAACACCATAACTACCAGAAACAAATTCTTGAGCATTGTTAATCCGTATTTAGCAGGAGTTCAACAAGCACAAGGTTTATCTGCATTCCGAGTTGTGATGGATGACACAAACAACACACCAGATGTAATTGACCGAAACATTTTATACGGACAATTGTTTTTACAACCAACTAGAACGGCTGAATTCATTGTTTTAGATTTCAATATTCAACCAACCGGAGCATCATTCCCAGCATAATGAAAAAAAATGATTTAGAAAGGTAGGGCTCCGGCTCTGCCTTTTTTACTGTACATATATTTATATAAAAAATCGAGGACAGAATTATGCCATACACAGGACAACAATCAACATTAGAAGGTTATGTGAATACTGCACCCTTTAACGGTAATGGAGGCGGATCACCAGATGGACAAGGAGATTATCCAACACAATTAACAGATTACGGTGTTAGTGACAATTTTTATGATAAAGCATTTTCATGGGAACCGAAATATCAACATAAATTTGTGATGAACATTGATGGCATCCCGGCATTCTTAGTTAAGACATCAGCTAAACCGAGCCTAACAAATGGTGAAGTTGTATTAGATCATATCAACGTTAAACGTAAACTTAAAGGAAAAAGTTCATGGAATAGCATCGCGATCACAATTTATGATGCAATTGTTCCATCTGCAGCACAAGCTGTAATGCAATGGGTTCGTTTACATCATGAATCTGCAACAGGTCGCGATGGATATGCATCTATATACAAAAAAGATATCACACTTAATCAACTTTCACCTATAGGCGAAATTATTGAAGAATGGCAAATCAAAGGTGCTTATCTTTCTGAAGTGAATTTTGGTTCATTGGATTGGTCAGCTGAAGATGTAGTAATGATTGATGCTACATTGAACTATGATTGGGCATTGTTAAGCTTCTAATAAAACTACAAGTGCTAGCAACGATGTTAGCACTTTTTTACTGTTTCAACATATTTATAATAAAGTTATATAAAAGGAAAATCTATGCCAGTAACAGAACGTTTTAACGATAAAAATCTTATCGAATTAGCCAAGCAACAATACGAAAACAAGCAACGCAGCACAATACCTGCAAACACAGTTAAATTGCCAAGTGGCGGACAAGTGTATCCAGAATCAAGTCCTTTACGCAAAGGCACTGTAGAAATGCGATACATGACTGCATATGATGAAGACATTTTAACAAACACTTCATACATCAAACAAAACATTGTTATAGACAAACTATTACAAGCTCTTATACTTGATCCTGTTGATGTCGATGACATGATTATATCAGACAAAGAATATCTTATCATAGCAGCGCGTATTCACGGATTTGGGGCAGAATATACTGTAGCAATAACCGACCCTGCCGGCCGAAGTGCTGTGAGAACCTTAGATCTTTCAAAACTTGAAATGCGACCATTCACTTTAACATCTAATTCACAAGGTGAATTTCCTTACACAGCAGAAGGCATTGATATTAAATTTCGATTCTTAAACAAACGAGAAGTAGATGCAATATCAGATGATCATACCATATCAGACTTTTTAATGCATACAATTGCTGAAGTTAACGGTTCCCGGAAGTCGCATGACATTGAGCATTTTGTCCGTTATCAAATGACACCTAGAGAATCACGTGATTTCCGACGTTATGTTGCAGAAAATATACCAGGAGTAAACTTAGAAGCTCAATTCGAAGGTGAAGACGGAGGCACCTTCACAGCTGGGTTTCCACTTAGATCAGACCTTCTTTGGTTATAAGGCAGACGATCGCATAGTGCTTCATGAAAACCTATTCAATTTGATTTGGTGGGGAGAAGGACGATGGGACTGGAATACTGTATATAATATGCCTATACCTATCCGCAAACTGTGGACTAAGAAAGTGAATGATATTATCGCGGCTCGAAATCCAAAAAACACTGCAACAAACAATGCAGGACCTAAACGAGCCACACCCAGAAAAACCCAGTAACGGATATTTATGATTATATGATGCACGAACACTACATATTGAGATCTCGTTTAAAACAGCAACCACGTCATGGTATGCCTACAGATAACAAATTTGACCCTAACGATCCGAATTTAAAAAAATATATTACTGAAGACAACGCAAATCTACGAGAGTTAGAAAGCTTGTTCAATTCTTTAGCAGCATCAGCTGGAAAATCGTTAGAAGAGTATATTGGCAAATCAAAAGCACTCTTAAAAGCATTTAGCGATTCATCATTAGAAACACAGCTTGGATTGAATGTGATGATGGGCGTATTTGATGATGTAGCCGATGCATCTCAAAAACTAGTAAAAGCATCAACATGGTTAGAACAACGAAATATCGGACTAACTAAATCATTTAGATTGAATGCAAAAGAAGCCGGCGCATTAGGTCAAAAATATGATGAAATGGCTGCTGGTTTAGATACTGGTGGCGAACAAGTCAGAGTAATGGCGACGCGGATGGAAAAACTTCTTCCAGGTATGTCAAAAATGATTACTGGTATAGCTAAAACAAATAATTTTTCTGAAAAATATCGAAGTGAATTATTTCAAACTAACACATTACTAGTAGATCATCTAGGATTATCAGAAGATACTGCTACAAATTATCAACGATTTGCAGATGCTTCTGGTAAATCTAGTATGCAAATGTTGGGTTCGACAAAAGCTTTTGCTGATGCATTTGAAGAACAAACAGGTATTGCCGGACAATTTGGTAACATTATCAATGATATTGCCAATATTGGCGAAGACCTACAAATGGCATACGGCAAAATGCCAGGAAATTTGCAATTAGCAGTTGTTAAAGCTAGATTATTAGGCATTGAATTTAAAAAACTTGATAGCATAGCAGAAAAAATGCTTAATATTGAAGAATCGGTAAATGCTGAATTAAATTATCAGTTATTAACAGGAAAACGATTAGTCAATCAAGATGGCGAAAGTATCACCGAAAAAATGCGTATTGCTAAACTAAGCGGTGAACCAAATGCTATGGCAGAAGCCATGAATGAGTTATTAGAATCTCAAGGCGAAATACTTGATGGGAATAACTTTTATGCTAAACAACAATTGGCTGAACTAACCGGATTGTCAGTGCAAGAATTAACTCGTGCAAACAACATGAAAAAAGCCATGGCTCGCACGGGAATTAAAGAAGGCGAATTACAGCGCATAATGGATCTCGATCCTGCGGAATTTGCTGATGCTATTAGCAAATATGATGATGATGATAAAAAGATTTTTCAAGCATTAAAAAGTACTGAGAGTTTAAAATCAACCGAACAGTTATTGAATGATTTAGTTTCCGGAAAACGTACTCTTAAGGTTGTTAGTATTACACAAAAACAAGCAGATATAATAGAAGCTACCCGTAAAGCTGCAATTGGCGCAGACTATACCGGTGGAGAAGGCACTATAGCAGATGCAACTAGTAAATTAGCAGAAACCGGAATATCGACAGAAACCGGAATATCGACAGAAACTGTAAAATTAGCTGGAAAAGCAGGAACATTTGCTGGTAGCATAGATATTGCATCCACCGGTATTACAAAGTTAGGAGAACTTCTTCCAGGTGTTAATACTAAAGCTGGCGAGTTTAAATCAGCATTAACATCTGCAACTAAATTTTTAACTGGGTTGTCATATCAAAAGGCAATAACAACTGAAGGCCAGGGATCGACGAGCATAAAAGACCAAAAAGCAGCTGAAATTGATTATTCTTTTCCAGCGACAATCATACCTGTAAATGATGCTGTTATCAAATTTAATCCAGCAGATAAAATCATGGTTGCTAGCACAGATCCAGGACAATTATTGCCAGCTGTAAACCAACTAACCGGCGGAGGAAATGCATCGGGAATAGATCTAGGACTAATTACAGCAGCCATATACAAAGGAATGTCGAATGTTTCATGGGACATAACATTGGATGGTGAAAAACTAAATAAATCAATAAAAATGGTTCAAGGTCAATCATTGAATACAGTTAATTATGGATAATGGAGATATAT